GTTATTTTGTTTTGGTTAGTTTCTATTCATCACCATATGTATTTGTAGTACTAACATCAGATAATTTTGAAATGTCTACGTCAACCTCACATTGTCCAGAACTACAAGCCAATTCACCACTTAAGTCTGTATTATCTGAAAGTTCTACAACCTTACTTAAGTCAACATTGTTTAAAGATTTCATCATTCTTTCATATGTTTCTTCATCACAATCCTCGAAAGGTGCTTGTTGGTATGTTCCCCCATTATAAGGTAAAACAGATAAGCCATTATAATATTTACGATTATTCCACATCCATTCACCAGCTAAATCCCATTCATCCTCTTTAAGAGAAATAGTTGCTGAAACATTATGTGTATTTTGTCCTGTTCTATGACCGTGTCTAATCCATTCTTGTGAAACTTTTTTAATCCTTTCTAGTAACTGGAATGGTGATTCATGTCTAAGAATAGACCCTTCAGGTGCTTTTTGTGGTACTGAAATAACGGCTGTATCGTGTGGTCTAAATACTTCATCTTCGATTAATTCAGGATGATAAATAGATAGATAGGTATAAATAGCCTCATTTTTACCAACACGAACACGTCTAATATAGTAATCATTATGCCAAGCGTGAATACCCGAAGAAGTACCCAATGTAAGTGATGTTGTACCAGCTGGTTTAACTGTTGTTGCTCTAGCCGCTGGGTTAATTCCGATAATTCCTGCTACTCTAGCGTTTTCTTCTTTAACTGCTTCAGCTGCCGCTTTCATATCATAACCTAATACCACACCAGAACCAATACCAGTCATAGATACACCAATTAAAGCATCTTTTTCAGTTGTTCTTTTCCATACATCTCTAAGATAGTGGAAATCAGTATAACCTGCTTGTAATGTACCGATAAAAGCTGCTGCTTTAACTCTTTCCTCAAAATCTTCCTGTGATTCAATATTAGAAACATTTACTTCACATAAGTTACAAAACTGATAAGGTCTTAGTGCAATTTCACAACATGGGTTGGTTCCCCAATCTTTGTCATAAGAGAAATAAATTCCAGGTTCACCTGCTCCTGACAATTCAACTCTTTTCCATAAGTCCAAGAAAAACTCTTTTGTAATTTTATTTCTCAATAGAACCGCCGAGTTATTAGCTCTACCTCTTTGTGGATTAAGTTCCCACCATGCTCCTGACTTACAGGTAATCATATCATCATCGTCTGCTGAGAAAAGTGAAATCAAAGCCGCTCTTCTAATACCACCAGCTAATACTGCGTCAGCGATATGACAAACGATATCATGTACTTCAAGTGTTGTTAGTTTCTCTCTGTCTTCTTTAGTATCCAAAACCTTTTTAATATTGTGAATACAATCTTTAAGTGGTTGTGGACCTGGTGCTTTACCACCAGAAGTAACTAATAAAGCTCCTTTTGGTCTGATGTCAGAGAAATCAAATACTGGTGTAGATGACATAACTCCGAAATAAGACTTCATTAATACTTTAATAGCGTCAGCCCAACCTTCAATAGAGTCACTGATTAGGTATCTTCTAGTTCTATTAGGATTTGGTTTTTGGATTTCAGGTAACTTTTCTACATGGTGTTTTTGTACCGAATAACCAACACCTGTACCACCCAACAATAAGAACATTGTTTCAGAAAAGGCATCCATATGGTCGATAGGTAGGTAAGCACAGTTATATACTCTGTTTGGTGAGATCTCAATAGGTCTACCGCCAAACTGTAAGGACCTCATAGATGGTAAAACTTTTTTATCGTACACCATTTTGTAAACCTCTTCAATTTCTTCTTTCAATTGTGGGTATTTTTTTTGGTGCATTTCTTTGTTACGAGTAACTAACTCTTCCCAAGTCTCTCTTCTTTGTTGTTCAGGAAGATACTTAGCGTACTTCATGTGTACTGTAATTTCTGACAGAATTTTGTTTGATAATTCCATTTTTTAGTTTTTAAATTAATTAATTATTGATTTCATTAGATTCTTCGTTTCTTTGTTGTTTTCTAATTTTTGCCATTTTTAATCTTTCTTTAGCGTTTTCCTCTTTTCTCTCCACAACTTTTCTTTCGTAACCCAAGAATGTTTCTGCGGCTTCTGTGTCAATGAAAACTCTACCATTATCAAATGTACAATCTTCGAAAATAACTCCGTCTTTACCGAATCTAGATTTTAAAACTGCTATCGTAGCCCTATTACTTTCTTTTTGTGAAAGTGTTCTAGCGATAGACATAATAAAGTGACCAATTTGTGCCTTTTTAATAGACCCACCCATTTGGTCCCCTGTTACAACGTCTGATGATATAGAACTTCTGTTACCTTGTACTGCTGTCCATCCTACAATATTGTACTCAGCTAACATAGATTCAAAACCTCTCATAACGTTACCTTCACCTGACCATTCATCGTTATATCTCTTGGTTGATTCAACACAGTCGATATAATCTAAAACAATAACATCAGGTTTAAATCCTGTGGATATTAAGTGTCTCACATAAGTTTTAATGTGATTCACAGTAATACCCTCTGATGGAAACTTTCTAATAACTAAATCGTTTTCTCTACCAGTGGTTTTATCTTTAATAACCCCTAAAATAGCCTCTTTTTCCTCAGCTAATTGATTAAGTTCGATACCACTCCAACATGCCGCATGTTTTCTTTTAATAACATCCGGAATGTCTTCAAAAACAATCTGTAAAACATTCGACCCCACATTATATGCTGTGTTCGCGATTTTAGTTAAAATTGTTGTCTTACCAACACCATATGGTGCTAAAACAACCCCTAACTCCCCTCTTGATAGTCCTCCATCTGTAAGTTCGTCGATACCACTTATTCCCGTAGGAATTGGATGTCTAAAATCCTCTTCTAATACTGTATCCCAACCTTCAGAAATAGATGTACCATCATCTTTTTCAGATCCAACCGATAGAGCTTCTTTCATTATTTCTGCACATTCTTCATATCTACCAAATTCACCGTTATCGATGATTTTAGATATCTTATCGTTAGCCTTTTTTAATTCTTGTTGTCTACAAAAATTTAAAGACTCTCTCTGAACATACTCCCAATCCTCAACAGAAAGATTTCTTATTTCTTTAGTAATTTCAAATACGTACTCTTGGGTGATTTTATCCTTTATCTCTACCTTTAAAATGGTTTCTAAAGTATCCCAAGCAGGTATTTTTTCATACCTCTCATAATAGTCTTTTACTGTTGCAATAATTAACCTAAAATATTCATTATCGAAATACTTTGGGTGTGTTATATCTATGATTCTATCTGAAAATTTCTTATTAGCCGGATGTAGTATTTGATTGATTAACTCTATTTGAAATCGGTATCCTAAATACCCTAATGTAACATCTTTACTCATATACTAACCTTTAATAATAAATAACAATTACAGACTAATTCCATTATATTCCACATCAAAATATTCTTGTGAGAAAGTATTTTGGATTTCTGTTATAATTGATGGGATCAATCTTCTAACATCAACCGAATATCTAACTCTCTGTGGATAAACATTACCAGTAAATTGTGTTGACGCGATAACCTTGTCATCAACTTTAATCTCGAAGTCATAAATGTCTTCATTTTCATAAATGTTCTTTTCAGAATTTTTTAATTGTTCTTCAATAACTTCTCTTTCAGCAAACTCGTCATAATTTCTCCATAGGAAATCAATAGACTTATTTTTCAAATCTTTTTTAATTAATTCAGCTACATTTTTAACACAAATAGCCAAATCAATAGACCTCAATACGTCTTTATTATAGTTTTTAATACTAAAATAACGTTGTACGATAATGTTCTTGTTAATGTAGAATACAAATTCAAATTTTTTCATTTTTTCTTGTTTTTAAAATTTAACTTTTCTTTTTTTAATAATCTAATAAATGGTTCCATGAAATTTAAATAACCATTCTCACCACCAGGTATTGCGTACATAACTCCGTCTTCTATCATCATTTTTAAAACGTTCTTATAATCTCTACCTTCAGGGTCTAATGGTAATTCTATTAAATTTTTTATAGATTCTCCAGCCTCTTCAGTTAATAAAGGGTTGTTTAAATCAATTATTTTTTGGTTTATCTCATAAAATGGTCCTCTATGAACTCCCC